TTAAAGGGCCGCGGCCATGGAGAATGGCTACAAAAGAATTGTAAAGTTTCTATTGGGAGCATTAGAATATCCCCAACAACCGTGAGCGATTATGGAACTTTTTCGGTAATCATTCGTTTGCTATCGGATCGCGATGGCAAGATCGATGTGGTGGAGAGATTTGATAACCTAACTCTTGATCCCGCATCACCAAACTTTATTGCTAAAAGAATTGGCGATCAATATCAACAGTGGAGCACTACTGATAAGATGCTGAAAACCTATGGTGAATTTCCCAGTAATTCAAAATTTGTTTATGTCGACATGAATACGGATGTGGAGTCGGGCGCGACACCCGAAACACTTTTGCCAGTAGGCTATTTTGGACCTCCTAGATTTAAGGATACGGGCACAATTACTACCGGTTCCACCGATACTGCGATTGATGACACAATGATTTATTTCCCAAGCAGCCCCTTGTTGAATTCGGCCCCGTCAGCGGTCCTGTCAGGGTCCACCGCCGCAGCCGGCCGCGGCAACCTCACCGGCTCTCTCAGGTTTCCAGACACGCTTTTGCGCGTTAACGGGTCTGATGGTTTGTCGGATCAGAAAAAGGCATTTTTTGGAATGCAAACTACCAGGACGGCCACTTCCACGGTTAATGATCCAAGTCTCAAATGTTATTTTAGATTGCTAACCGCTGATTTCCCCACCGATCCCACCACATACGGTGTACAGAACGCCGCTCAATTATCGGGTTCATCGGCGTGGGGATATATGTTCTCCATGAATGACTTGAAAAAAGACGCGTCTGGTAACTATTCTTGGGCTTCAGGCTCTAGAGCCGCCGGGAACGCTAACGCGCTCACAACCACTCTTTCTGACGGCATGAGAGGGTTCACTGCTCCTTTCTGGGGTGGATTTGATGGATTTGATATTCAGAAACCCGATCCGATGTATAATCGAGGAATGACGGAAGGCTCATCCACAGAACAAAATGATTATATTTATCATACTTGGAAAAGAGCCATCGATACTGTCGCAGATCCAGAGTATATTGATATGAATATGCTTTGTGCGCCAGGATTGACTTTAGATTCTCTTACCACTCACATTGTGAGAACATGTGAAGAGCGCGCCGATGCACTCGGCATTATCGATCTTGAGAATGTGTATATTCCCCCTCATGAAACTTATATTTCTGATAAAGCTAGTCGTATCGGCACAACCCCCGCAGCCGCCGCAACTGCCTTGAAGAACAGAATGATCGATTCAAGTTACGGCTGTACATATTATCCTTGGGTTCAGCATCGTAGCGACCGGGGAGCGATGGTATGGGTTCCGCCTTCTGTTGCGATGATGGGCGTCTTTGCTAGTTCACAAGCCAAGAGTGAGCTTTGGTTTGCTCCGGCCGGATTCAATCGTGGCGGTCTCACGGCAGACGATGCCGCAGGGATTGGCATCACTTCAGTTACCGAACGCTTAACTTCCAAGAATCGGGACACCCTCTATGAAGCAAATATTAATCCGATTGCCTCTTTCCCCTCCACGGGCATTGTAGTATTCGGACAGAAGACGCTTCAAGAGCGTCAGTCTGCGCTTGATAGAATCAACGTGAGAAGGCTCGTAATTTACTTGAAGAAGCAGATTTCCATTCTTTCTACACAGGTTCTCTTTGAACAGAATGTTCAAGCAACTTGGAACGTGTTCAAGGGACTTATCAAGCCGCTCTTAGACAATGTTAGAGTTAGATTCGGAATCACCGATTATCGTTTGATTCTTGATTCTTCAACGACAACTGATGACTTAATCGATCAGAACATCTTGTATGCGAAGATCATGGTTAAGCCGGCAAGAGCAATTGAGTTTATTGCGATTGACTTCGTGATTATGTCAACGGGTGCCTCATTCGATGACTAATAAAAGAAGTGGGGGAATTTCCTCCACACCACTAATTAGAAATAAGTATAGGAGCTTTTAAACATGGCATTTTGGTCAGCAAACTTTGGCGCCGGCGTCAACACGGATCCCAAAAGAAAATTTAGATTTAAGGTTGAAATTACTAAGTTAGGGTCCGCAGACGACGCTGCGGGGCCCATGCTCTGGTGGGCGAAGACAGTATCAAAGCCATCTTTTACTATTGCCGCCGCCGAACACAAATATTTAAATCACGTCTTTTATTATCCTGGTACCGTTACTTGGAATGAGGTGGTTCTTACCATGGTGGATCCCGGAGTTCCCGACATGGCTCAGACTCTTACTCAATTAATAGTAAATGCTCGATATAATCCTCCCAAAGACGGTACCGATCTTGCCACCATGACAAAAGCATCTGCCGTGAGCGCCCTTGGGGACGTTAACATAACTCAAATCGATGGCCTCGGCGACGAAATGGAAGCTTGGACATTATATAATGCGTTTATTACTGATATTAAATATGGCGATTTGGCTTACGGGGATGATGAATTGACAGAACTGAGTGTTACTTTTAAGTATGATTGGGCTGTGCTCGCCGGCCCCGACAGCACGATCATACCCGACGTGGCCGAGGTGCCATAATCACACTTCAGCACACGGCACCAGAAACTCACAATAAAATATATTTATTATAAATCAAAGACAAATGAGGTGAATATTGTCACGAAATAAAGATCGCGTGGGGGCACACGATGCGAATGTAGAAACGCCCCACCAAACTTTTAACCAAGACAATTCCGCCGGGTTCTCCTTCGTAGTACCAACGGAATTTGTGGATCTACCTTCGCAGGGAAGATATTATCCAGAGGGCCACCCTCTTCATGGACAGGATACAATTGAAATTCGTCAGATGACGGCGAAAGAAGAGGATATCCTTACATCAAGAACACTTTTGAAAAAGGGCATCGCTCTGGATCGTGTATTGCAGAGTGTTATTGTGGACAAGCGAATTAACGCAGAAAGCATGTTGGTTGGCGACAGAAATGCTGCGATTATGGCGATGAGGATATCTGGTTATGGAGCCACATACGAGACAAAAGTAAAATGTCCCTCTTGCGGGAATAGCCAAAAGCATGCTTTTGATCTCGCTATTGTAGAGCCGTATCCCGGAGATCGGTTAGATACCTTGGGCATTGTTAATAACAATAATGGAACTTTTGATGTTGAGTTACCACAGACGAAGGTTACTGTTACTTTTAGATTGCTAACCGGCTATGACGAGAGCCATCTTTTAAATACCACTCAGCAAGATCGCAAGAGATCGAATGAAAAGAATGTTACTCGACAGTTAGAAAATATTGTGGTTGCCGCCAACGGAGATTCAACCCCCCAAGCAAAGAAATATTTAATTGATAATATTCCTTCTATGGATTCTCGCCACTTGAGATTGGCGTTTAGTTGTGCATGTCCCAATATTGATCTCACCCAATTATTTGAATGCCGTGAATGCGATTTCTCGCAGGACATGGAGGTGCCGCTCTCCGCGGACTTTTTTTGGCCTGACCGATGAATATATGGAGAACGTTTACGAACAGTTCTTCTTTTTAAAATATTCAGGCGGTTGGTCATTCTCAGAAGCATACAATTTGCCTATTGGTTTGCGAAAGTGGTTTGTCGAAAGGCTCGTAAAACAACTTGAAGCAGAGAAAAAAGCAATTGAAGAGGCTTCCAGAGACGGCGGCTCACAATCCAAAACGCAAACCTTATCTCCCTATAATCATCCAGGGAAATCCACCATACGTTAGTGGCACGAAAGACAGAACTCGATTCTGTCTTTTTTGTTATGAAACTATTTAGTTTAGACACCGCATAAAGAGGATATTTCTATGGGTGACACACCAGATCCATCATCCGAGGCCGAAGTCAAGGCGGCCAAGGTTCTTGCCGCTCTTAACGAAAAAACCAAAGAGCAACTCGATGACCAATTTGAAGCCGATAAAGCCATTCGAGACGTATACAAGGATATAGCGGATACAGTACAGGGCTCTTTGGCACTGAAGCACCAAGAAGTGGAGGTGCTCGAAGCCGAAAGAAGGGTGCAGGAGGCGATAGTTAAGGAGATAAATCTTAACATCGCCGCGGCAGCCAAAGCCGGCCAGGCTGCCTCTGCCCAGGACAAAATCAACCTTGCGACTGCCCGCGACCGACTAGTTGTACTGCAAAATGATGTTTTCCTAGCAAAGGAAGCACTCGATCTAGAAAATCAAAGAACCGTTTCTCTGGAAGACTCTGTTAAAGCCGCAGAAGATTTAGGCAAAGCCCTCGGCGGCGCTTTTAAAAGCAAACATGCCGTTAATTTAGATGGATTCGCCGCCGGCGCCAAGAAAATGGGAGTAGCCTTTAAAGGCGGCACCAAAGCTTTGAAAATATTCGGGAAAGCGCTCGGCTTCGCCGCCGGCCTAGGCATAATCGGCACTTTCATCGGAGAGATTAAAGCCCTCACTCTCGAAATCGATGCAATGGAAAAATCTTTTAGAAAGGGAACTTTGGCTTCTAAAGACATGGCCCAACAAATGACGGCTAATTATAAAGAGATGATTAAATTTGGTCTAACCGCAGAAGAGGCCGGTGAAGCGCAATCCGCTCTTTACACAGGTTTTACCGATTTTACGATGATGAGCGCGAGTGGTCAAAGTGACATAATTGAATTAACCACGACAATGCAAAAGCTTGGGGTATCCGCTGCCACAACCACGAAAGCCTTGCAAACATCTACGGCTGCTTTTGGGATGAGCGGAAGACAAGCAAAACAGACCATACTTGAAATAGAAGCATTTGCTGAGTCTTCTCGTATGAGTTTTGAACAATTGATGACGAGCTATTCGGAATCCGCTAGCGCTCTAGCGAAATTCGCTGACCCGGGCCGCACCTTCATGGATCTGACCAGAATCATGAAGATCACTGGAATGCAGATGAATGATATATTGCGTATCACCGACAAGTTCGACACATTTGAGGGTGCCGCAGACTCAGCCGGTAAATTAAATGCTGCTCTTGGCGGAAACTTTGTAAATGCGATGGATCT